GAGAACTTTATAAAGTTTAGTCTTTAGTTCATTATACGACTTAAAGTTCTTTGGATCAGTGATGTCCTTTAACGAATGCATCGATCCTACTAATTCTTCAAGCTCTTCTTCTGTAAATGGTTTGCCATTCGATTTAGTGATTTGTCCTGGTTCGCTGAACTCCGATTTGTCGTAGTTACGATACCCTTCGTAGTTTCGAATCTTCAGCTTAAAATCGGCGCCATCCCAAAGATCAAATGGATTTACTGCTTCTTCACCTTCATATTGAGGATTCATTGCTTCCTGAATCTTCTCCATGATTTTTTTGCCAAACTTAAACAAGAAAACTTTGCCTTCGTTCTTTGGATTTGCCGAATCTTTTATCATATAAATGTTTGCATAAAAGTTTGTTCTACGCTTTTGTTTACGAGCAATCTCTTTATTTGATTCAATACCGGAATTCCACAACTGAGAATTATACTCACTTACTGGATCATCTTGACCAAGAGTTGCGAGTGAGTTTTCAATATACCATCCTCCAGGTCCTTGGAATCCATGATCGATCATTTTTACGAATGGAAAATCTTCTCCCTCTGGTGCTGGAAGAAAACGGAAAACGGCATACCCGTTACCAGCTTTATCAACTTCTGGTTTCCAGATGTTTTCATCATTTGAAGAGGAGTTATTGTTACCTGCGGCCTTCTGCAGCTCAGAGTTGAGTTTATCGAGAGAAGACGAGCGATTAGATTTGAGTTTATCTAAATAAGACATTTGCGATTCCTTTGCGATTATAATGCGATTTTTTACAATTTTACGATGTTGGCATAATTGCCATCTTTATTTATACCACAAATAAGTGAGTATGTCAACTGATTAAGAAAATCTTTCGAGTAATGTTTGTTTCATTTTTAGTTTATCATAAGTAAAGAACGGTCTGATTTTTTCTACACTTCGTTTGATTTGTGGGAAAATGATTGGATCTGTTATTTTCTTTTCCCAATACGAAAAATTCTTTACAAAGTCATCAATGATAATAAGTGTTTCGACGCTTACTTTTTTCATATTATAGAGTTCAAGTAATCGAGGATGTTGGCCATCTTTTACTTCTAAATTTGAGTTGAAATCGTCTTCTAATTCTGACAAATCATTGAGAAAAACATACGATAGAGTTTGTTGTTTACGATTCCAATTCAAATAGATATCTTCAGCTCTGTTATTATCTATTAAGTCTCCAATCCAAAGAGTAGGATCAGACATAATATTTGCCAAAATAAACTCTTTAGCATCTTTTCTTTTGGCTAACTTATAGAAGTGAAATTTGTCTTTACGGTTTTCGAATGCTTGATGTGAAGCTTTTACTTTGCCGTTATATTTGAAGTAATCGTATTCAGTTGTGAAGTGTTTTTTCAGCGCGAGATAATAGATGTAAAGATCATACGCATCCCGTGTTGAGTGTACTATCATTAAATTTGAAGCCTTTTAGTTTTTTCTACTAGATTAAGTTTCTCAGCATCTTCATGAACCTTTGCTTTCATGATTTGGCTTCTTCTCACTATATCGCCAATTATTTCAACTTCTATATTATGTATTTCTGCATAATGAATAAGAGCATCGATATACGATACCTCTTCGTTGATGTATTTGTTTACTTCATTCAGAATACTTTCCGCGGTCAATTCTATTTGCATTTAACCAAGAAGCACTTCAATATTAAGAGCCCAACTGTGGGCAACGTCTTCTACGTAATCTAAAGATTTACCCGGAAGTTCTCCGGCTGTATCATAAAAATCGATATAGTAGTATTTCTCTACTTCATTTCGAAGTACTTCAGCGCGGGCTGAGTTTGAATTTTCTTTAAAATATGTTGATATAAGCATAATCTTCCTTTCTAGTTGATGGGCGCTACGCCCATCAATCACTTCTCTGTTAATCTATTTGAGACAAACGCGTATAATTCGTTGGCACGTTTTAAAACATCACTTGACTCATACATTTTTGGAATGTTAGAATCAATAAAAATATCCAAATCCAACATTGGACCAGCCGGATACGTGCTTTTAAAGTAATCGTATTTGGTATTAAACTTTTCTTGATTAAGTTCTGTTTCTCTATCTAGCATATTTTGCGCCATTTTGAGAACATCGAGGCGCACTTCAAAGGGTGTTTTATTTGCCATTTGTGTATACCGCCTTGTTTCTTTCTTCATCATTAAATGCTGTAGCTCCATATACAGAAGAAGTATTTAGGCCAGCAGCATAAGCAGTTTTCATTCTTGATGTCATGTCAGAAGCTGAACGAATAGTTTCAGCAGAGTTCGTTGTTAAGAATTGGAGAGTATTCTCGTTTTTGAAACCAAGCGAAACACCTGTTGCAAATGCATCAATGTTTGCTCCAAGAAACATGAATCCCCAGTTTTTGCTTTCAGCTATTTCAATCATGGGCTTAATATTTGAAAGACTAAATGTTCTTGACATATTCTCTTCACCATCAGTGAGTACGGTGATGATTATTGATTCACGATCTTTTTTCTTTTTCGCACTGAGCGCAGAGTTAACTGCCATCATCACTCCACCAATTGCGTCATAAAGATTCGTTCCTCCACTTGGCCGATACGTATCATTATTTAGGGGCTGAACTTCTTCTATATCTTTACTATCAATGGAGCATGTCACGCCATATCCATTAAACTTATACAGAGAAACAAGTGTTTTGATACCAGTCTTTTTTGCATCTTCTTTCTGGGTTAATAGATACTCGTTATACCCAGAAATAGTCGCTTCTTTACACAAAGACATCGAACCAGATTCGTCAAGAACAAAAATGACGTGAGAAAGATTCGTGTTCCTTGCAGCGCGTTTTGGTTTAAAGGCTGCATCCAAATTCGGCCTTTGGGCTTCAATGATTGGTTGTGTCGTCATTGTATCAACCGGCCCCGATTGAATAACTTGAGGAAAGATATACGGATTTGTCAATGGGCTAAAAGGTGTTGACTCCCATTGCTTATTAATAGGGTATCCAATCGTTGGTTTGACAAATGGGTCACGGGGTAAATTAATAGGGTATCCAATCGTTGGTTTGACAAATGGGTCACGGGGTAAAATGTATGTCATAAAATGATCCTTGTGTTGTGGTGTGTGAAAGGACCCGTTAGGTTATACGGTGGAGCCCATACCGCAGACAGTGATTTAAGCCGCTAGACGTAGGTCCATTGGCGCAAAGTTGTCGTTTGCAATGTTTGTTGCATTTAGAAATTTCTTCGCGGTAACGGCGCTTAGATCCCGATAGCTCCACTCTGCCTAGTACGTACATCGATCCCATTCACCCCCAGCAAAGACATATCACATGCGACTTCCAATTTGGTTGCAATCCTGTTAACAAGATCGGATATATCTGTGGTGGAGGTGTCGGCTTCGAAGCCGAGTCTGTTCCGTGTTCAGTGAATATCAACACTATGAGTATATTTATATCACAATTATTATAGTATGTCAACTATTTAAATGAATTTAACGGCCTCTAAACGAGAGAAGGAGACTGATATATATGAACAGTCATAAGATAAAATGGACCACTAGTTCGTGGAGACTCAAGGTGCAAAGTCCCGACGTATACCGAATGATCTGGAACATCCCCACCAGTTAAGACACTAGTGAAGGTTACATCAACTGGGATCAGGGGCTTCTCAAGTGTTTCATAAAATATTGCTGGTATACCATCTTGTTCATGAACGGTGAGCACCTTAAATGCTCCCTGTGAAGCTGTTATTGTTACACTTGTATCTGTCATTTGTGTCTTATGAATCACTCGTCCCATAACATTACTCCTTAATGTTTATTCGTCTTCATCGCTGTTCTTGATACCGATCACATTTAGTCTAACTAGAAGCACAAGAATATTCGTATAAAGCAATATACTAATCCAAGGAATAGCTATATACGCAATTTGAGAATATTCGCTTACGTATACAAATGACACTGCTGTAGCATTAACGAAAAGAAAACCTAACATCTTCTGAATGTCAGCACCTACATTCAACGTAGACCCAGCTATTCCAACAAATACTCTTGACAAAATATAGTAAAAGTCAATAGCATTAATGCATACAAATAAAGCTAAGGCTTCTATACTATATGGAACATTAAAACTTGCGGCCACTACAGCCGCGAGCACAATGTATACAAATATTTTTTTCATTAAAAGGGTGCATCCAGATTTTCTGGTGTCTGAGGCGTATTCAAATCCGCATTTGCATCAATTTTTGCATAAAGATCGATGAAAGCTGCCTGAGTGTCGGAGTCAAACCTTGACACACAGAGCGTAATAGATTTTTTTCTGTTTTTGAAGATTGCAAAAGTTTGTACGATGTGGCACAACCGGCGGCTTGAAATAACTTCTTCTACACCACCGTCATCAAACGTTTTACGAATAGCCGCAGACCATTTCGTAAGGTTGTCAGCAAACTCTTCGTCAACGTTTCCGAAAAGTTCCATGTGCTTAAGCACAATCTTCTTTTCTACGTTGGCATTAGGATATGGTTGCTCAACGGTGATAGTGAACCGTTCAAGAAAAGCTTCGTCGATGATGCTAGCGGCAATGAAACGACCGTCTTCTGAACCCTTACCCTTTGTGTTAGAAGTAGCGATGATGTTAAAACCAGGAGCTGGTGATATAAGTTCACCAGTCTTTTTGATCAAAACTGGTTTACCTTCGAGCACACCCTGAAGAGCCATTAGCTTGTTTGAACCCCGATCAATTTCGTCGATGAGAAGGATTGCACCAGCTTCCATTGCTTTGATAACCGGTCCCTTTGCGAAAACAGTTTCACCGTTTGAAAGCCGGAACCCGCCGATAAGATCATCTTCGTCTGTCTCAGGGGTGATCTGAAGACGAATATATTCTCGGTTAAGTTCTGCACAAGCCTGTTCAACCATCATTGTTTTGCCATTACCTGACATGCCAGTGATATAAACCGGATAGAACATTTTTGATCCGATGATAGTAGCGATGTCTTTGTAATGGCCCCACTTAACGTATGTCTTCGATTTGTTTGGGATATGTGTTCCATCTTCAGACAAAATCTTTGGCTGTTCGAAGCCCTGTGTCATGACAGGACGAAGTTGAGTAACAGTAGCTGACAGATCATATACTCCCCGCTTAACTGTTACAACGTTTTTGATTACTGACCAAACAACATTGTGTTTGATACCATTTGCATCAGCAAAATCGACAAGTTCTTTGCGAGTAAACGTGGTTGCACCAGGATTGGCAGCCAGAATTGCTTCGACGAAGTTCTTAATGTCAGACATGTGAATCTCCATTGGATTATCTGCTTACATATTCTATATAAGGTAAGTCGTACTGAATGTCAACCATTATGAGATAATTGCTGCAAATTTTGCGGCAATTAGGCGATTGTGTTTTTTCTTAAGGGCTTTATCAGTGAAGGCCTTTGCAATGGTTTTAACATCTTTATTGAAGGTGTCTTCATCATAATCGTCGTCATCAGTTGCTACATCACCAGTAGAAAGAGCTGTAAAGATTTGGTGATCATACCCGTTTAAGTTTTCGAAGATGTAGTAATTATCTTTCTTCATCTTTGTAATTGCGGTATTCATTTCATCAACAGACTTACTCCTAATCTCGTATTTGATATTAGCAGGTCTAATGAGATGGTAGTTGATAGTTTTAACACCCATTTTACGAATGCCATCGAGAAGGTTTTGTGTTGCATCATAATATGGAATATTGATACGTTGGCCCATAATATCCAAGACTCGAGTCTTACTTGCCTTTGCTGCATACCGGTCGATATCAATTCCATCGACTACATGAATACCATCGCCTTTGCCATCAGTCAAGGTGATGAAATTCATCTTTTGTACATTATGTTTAGCGCGGAAAGCGGCAATATGATGATACATAGCCATAATAGAAGTATCGAGAGGAGTTCCCTGAAGCTCCTCCATAT